ATCAATAATATGAGTGTAGTTAGTATTATATTCATTGGTTAAGGGAAAAGAAGGATCGTAAACGATTTTTAACCTTCCTTTATGAAACGCTGAAGCAACGATTTGGAATCGAAACTTCATCGTGCCTCGCCAATGTTTGAACGGTAAAGCAGCAAAACAACATGCGGGCATGTGATACTCTTTAACACTTGCTGGTGTCAATTCGCTCCAAATAACGGGAGAAACTTCTGTATTCCACAGTAAGTCTTCCGCGCCATCAGCGACTTGCCAACCAAATTGTGTCAAATAACTTTCTCTCATGGCAAGGGATTTGATTGTCATCTCATCCGTTCCATCAAGACCAAAAGTTCTTGTATCACAAGTCAATTCTTGTTTTGCGTCTAATGTGAGTTTTGTTGCAGAGTCTGGCATGTTAGTGTTAGCTAAATTCCCCATATACGTTGGTCGATACGGTTGAATTTCCGAAATATTATTCGGGCGCGAATAACCAAAAGTTTTGGCTATTGACGCTACTGCACTAGCAGCCATCTGCGTGGCTTTGGCATATAACCCTATTCCAGGGGCATTTGCCAAAGCACCAGCGGCACGAGCAATAATGCTGGCGGGTTTTGAAACTATTCCAGTTCCATACTCGTCAGCTTGTGGTCGATACTCACCTGCCTGTGGAGAGAGAGCTCCAGGTTCATTTGCAGTAGGAACAGCAAGGGTAACATCAGTTGCCCAAGCAAATACACTAACTGTAACAGAATCAGTAGCTCCATTGGCATGCTTAAGGTTTTGCATACCATGAATAATCATATCACCCATGTCTCTCCAATCTTGATCCGGGATGCTTAACGCATTAGCTTCCCAAACGAAGGGTAGTGTTAATTCACCACCCTGTGATTTCGTGGGATCAAGATATACATGGGGTCTCTGGCTCGCGCCAACGACATCCTCTTGGAAGAAGGCCCTATCTTTCGTGAATTCATCGAAATTGTGGAGGGGTACATATGAGGCAATTGCTCGCCCGTAATGAAACCCATTACCATTCAACATGAATTTTACATGCAACTTACATCGCAGCAAATTAAAGTTGGTTATTCGATTTATTACACGTGGGTTCTCAAAGAAATCTTGCCAAGGGTTAAAGGTTTCAAACAAGTTTGTACCAGTTCCCCAATCATAAGATTGAATTTTGAGAGGACGTGAGAAGAAATTCTCCAAGTGGTCGTCGTCTGTGTCGGCGGTCATAAATGTCGCGTCGAGCTCAGAGCCTACCTCGTAATTCCAATCAGCTTGCTGATCGGCAAAGGTCACGACTTCGTGTTTTTGTTCAAGTGAATTTTCATTTATTTTTACATTAAAACGTGAAGTAATCCATTATTTACATGCTACACAGGTGGATTAACCCGCGCAGCTGTCTACGGTGATTGTTGAAGCGGCTAACTTCTCCCCTAAATAGGGGTTCGGTACGAGGACCGGCCTATATGTGCAAAGCCTATAATATACATTCTAAGTTCACGGTAGACGACTATATATACACTACGGTATCCATATACACATACCTATTTTTATAATCATGAGCGGATAGGTCCACTCAGAGGGATACATAAAGTTGTCCAAACTATGCGGCTGGAGCATTCTTGTCAGAAAACTCAATGCGTCTTGAGACATAACGGCAGATAAACTGGTGTTCCGTCATATCAGAAATGTAATCATCGATATCCTCAGCAGAGAAATCGATAACACCTTCATGAACAAGATTCATCAAATTGTAAACTGACCAGGGGAGAAGAAATGGTGGCGGTGAAACAGCTCCTCTCCTGTAAGTTCCAGCTTGTGGTTGATAACATGATTCTGCTAATGCCTTAATGGCCTTGTAAGAAATATATACAAGTGCAAAGACCATTGCAAAACAGGCAACATTGCGTAAAAACATGTTCTCACCACAGTTGACGACCTGAAAGGAATTAACGACAGTTCCTTCAGCATCGACAACAGGAATAATACGCTCCACGAAACACTCCTGTGGAACATACTCACCGGCTTGCTTACCGTACAACTCAACATCATCAACCGTGTCTTTATCATCGGGATCGATTCCACGAATGTAACGATCCTTCCAATGTTCAACACGTTCTTCAAATGTCTCATCGAGTAAGGTACACATATGCGAGATACCAGCTTGTTCAGCTACTTCACGCATTTGTGCCCGACGCATCTCATAAGTGCCCTTCCCATGGTTAAACCATTCACGAAGAGCACCATCAATGTTATCGGCAGCAAGTTTTTCCTTGGTGTTAGCCTTTGACTTCAAATTTGAGTGAAGACTCTTGAAAATCGATTCCTCATCCAAAGCTCCCATAATACATCCAGTTTGAGCACAAAACACATTCTTTCTTTTCAAAAAGTCTGCGTCAACGTCTCGCATGAATGCAGTAGGAGTGGATTCCTTATCGGGCATTGTGAAAACCATGTCGTGCTTAGCGAAAAACTCAGCACAATACAAATGGTTAAAATCATCATTGCCAACTTTCACAGAGCCTTTAACATCATCTCCATAAGTCATCAAGGCACAAATATCACGGAATTTGGTCTTATTCTCAACTCCACCCAAGTTGTAAAACGCACTGCGGAAAAGCAAAGAATTCACCACCGAATTGATATACACAGT